CATGAAGATGATGTCAGGGAACTCACCCGAGGGGTTGCGGACCTGGCAGTCAATCATGAGCTGATCAAGGTGGCTCAAGTCAAAGCCGGCACCCGAGTCATAGAACTGGTTGAACCAGTTGTTGGCCTGGTAGGTGGCCTTGCTCAGACCGCCCACACTGTTCTGCTGGGAGGCAGCAGCCACACCCTCAAGCCAACCAGTGCCTGCAGCAGTGGTCATGCCGTTCAGGGTCTGCAGCGTGGTGAGCTTGGAGCTGTTGCCCACCATCACCTGCTTGCTGACCTCTTTCTTGAGCCCAAGCATGACATTCTTCATCTTGGATTCAAGGATGTTGACCACAGCAAGGTCACCCTTGTTGGCAGCCTTCTCCACAGCGCTCAAGATGATGGGCTGGGTGAAGTTGCTGTACTCAAACTTGGCAGTGTTGAACGGGTCAGTCACTGCCATGCTGACAGGCTCAAAGCCGTTGCTCAGCTCGGTGATGCTCGAGTGCTCACCAAAGATGACAGGCTGCTCAACGCGGAGGCCACCGGACACCTTCACAAGGTTGCCAGCAGACTCAATGGCCCGGAAGAGGGGATGGGAGAGGAAGCTGTTGTCAATCAGCTTGTCGCGCAACAGCTGCAGCGTGGTGCTGATTACGGATTGGGGTGCCATGGTAGGCCCTCCACTGTGAGTGATTGCTTGCGGATAGAGCGTGCTGCTGATGCAGTGCCAGTCGCGCAAGGCTCCGCAGTGGGGTGGCCTTACTTGTGGCTTACCTTAGCATGCTGTCAGCGTCTGTGCATAGCCTGAGCCATGGCCAGAATATCTGCAGCACTTGCACGCTTCAGGTCACCCCTCGAGGGTCTGCCCTGAGTGCCTGCCCTGCGAGGGCTGCCCGTGCCCTTGAGCGCTGCCTCTTTGGCTGCTGCTCGCTTTGCTGCCCGTTCCTGTGAGGCCTGTGCAGCTTCCTGCTTGGCTCGCTTCCCTCGAGCTGCCCAGTACGCCGTTTCAAGGTCAAGGCTGTCATTGGACTCAAGCAGATGCTGCACCTCTGAGCGCAGGCCTGTGTCAGTCTCAAAGTCAGGATGCTCTGAGAGAAAGGTCTTGTAGCTGTCCTGCGCTACCTGCTGCTCATACTCAGCCTGCATAGGCTCAAGCACCATCTGCAAGCGCTTGTTGACCTCCCGCTCAATGCGGGCTTGGATGGTGGCCTCATCAAAGGGGTCATAGTCAGGCAGGTCACCCTCAAGGGTGAGGCTCTGCTTGCCTTTCATCAAGGCTTCACGCTCTGCGATGAAGCTCTTGCGCTGCTCGCTCAGCTCCTGCGTCTTGCGGGTGTAGTCTGCCTGCATATTGCGCATGAGCTTGGCAATATCGGGGGGCACAGACTTGATGGCCTGCTCCCAGCTCAGCCCTCTGCGCTTGGGCTCTGCCCCATCCTCTCCTGCTTCCTCAATCTCCACATCAGCAGCCTCAATGGCCTCCCCTGCTTCCTGCTGGGGCACATCGGGCACTGCAACCTCTTCACCTGCAGTCTGTGCCTGCACTTCCGCAAGCACTTGCTCTGCGACGCTTTCATGGCTCATCTGTCCTCTCTCACTGTAGGAGCTTGATGGGTTGACCCACCTGCCTGTACCAGCTCGGGTTCCACCCGGGCGCAGTGACAAACTTGACGGGCTTGCCAAGGAAGGTGGTGCCAAGCTCCAATACACTCACCCCTTGGATACGGTCCACAAGGAAGGTACGCCACCCGGGCAGCCCCCCTGTTGCTGTGGCTGACTGGGGGTCTACATACAGGTGCAGGTAGGTGCTCTTCCCTCGCTTCCATATCGCGTGAGGGTTTCCTACCCGCTGCCCCAGTGCCCCGGGCGTTCCTTCCGGCTGCCACTTGTCTTTGTAGAAGAAAGTGACCGGCTGCTTGCGCTCGATGGCCTGTGACAGGTTGCCCATCACCCCTCCCTCATAGGAGCGGTAATAGGCCTGCGCCCGGGTCACGGGCAGCACAGACTTGGGGCGCTTGCCAAAGCCAAAGAGCTGAGCAAGCCTTGCCCGGAAGGAAGTGAATGCCATGACTACCGCCGGCGCATGCGCTTGCTGAAGTCGTATTCCTCTTCCTCTTCCTCCATGACCTCCCCATCAGGCAGCTCTTCCACCTCTTCCGTGACCTCTTCGCCTTCTGCAGGAGCATCAAGGAACTCAGCAAAGCCCTTGTCACCTGCAAGCTGAGTGAGGGCAGCAGTGATGGCAGTGAGCTCACTGTCACCCTTGATATCCTCGAGCTCCACAGGGAACGGCTTGCCATAGTCGCTTGCAGCAGCTGCCATCATCGCGAGGAAGCGCGCTACATCGGAGTCCATCTGAGCCACAGGCTCACTGTAGGCCTCAGGGGTCAGGTCAAGGCCCATGACCTTCGCAGCCTTGGCAATCGCCTTGGTGAGGGCAGTGTAGACCTTGGCACTGTAGGGACGGTCAGGCATGGGCACGATGCCTGCCATCTCTTCGCCAATCAGCGCGTCTTGGTCTTCTGCGATGGCTGCGAGGTCTGCGGGCAGACCGGCTGGGGCCTTGGTGGCAATCATGAGGGGCATCACATTCCTTCTGGGGGCATGCCCCCTGCAGTGGGGAAAGGCAGCGGGGCAGGCTGTGCCTGCTCGAGGGGTTCAGGTTCGATGACTTCCGCGAAAGACTCAGGGAGCTGGTAGGTGCGCACCAGCTCACCAAGCACAGCCTTGGGGTCTGCCCCAAGCTGCAGTAGTATGGGCGTAAGGCGCTCAAGGGCCTGCTGCTTGGTCAGGTCGCTCATGGGTGTAGTGCCAGCGTCTACAGCCCAGTAGCCAAAGTCACCTGTGAGGTCATCTGCACTCAGGATGGTGGGGCCTACAGGGTTGGGCAAGCTCAGTGGCTCAGCATCATCCCCAAGCACCACACTGAGCATGATGTTGTAAGTGCGAGCAATGGAGGTGATGACTGCATCACGGGTCCGAGCCATGCGCCCCACCTCGCTTGAGGTGTATGCCGCAAGCAGCTGCTGCTCAGTAGCTGTGCTCTTGGTGACCTCACCCCTGGTGAATGGGGCGAGCAGGCCTGCATCATTGATATCTGCCTGCACAAGCTGAGCATAGAGGCTGATATCTGTAGGGATTGCTGCCTGAGGGACCGGCATGATGTTCCCCTCAAGGGGCATACCCGGCTGCAGGTCTACCTCAATGAACTCCCCATCAAGGCCTTGGCTAATCTTCGCAGCCCCATCCTCACTCAGGAAGCCTGCCCGGACCATCCACTGCCTTGCCATCCGTCGCACACCCTGCGCCTGGTAGGTGCGCATGACATTCAGCTCCCGGAACTGATCCAGGCTGCGACGAATGAGGGAATAGCCGCGCAGTGGGGTGTCAGGGTCACGCGAGAAATAAAGAGGGATGATGGGCACCACAGGCCTGCCATTGGCCGTCTTGTAGGGGATGCCTGTGCGCTCATGCTCAAGGTCTGCCTCAGGGCGCTGACTGTCTGCTGCAGTCTCAGCATCCAAGGCACCCACCTGCACAGTCACACCCTCAAAGAGGTGCTCTTGCCCGTTGCTGTAGTCGGGGGACCACACAACCAGGTTGTCACTGAGCAGGTCATACAGCTCCACAACCCTGACCCACTGCTCCTCTGCTGGGGTCTGTGTGGGGTCACCCAGCCCCATGAGCTGGTCTTTGCCCGCTATCGCAGTCGTCTCAATCCACTTGGTGTAGCTACGGGGCCGGAACTCATCAGGGGTCTTGCTGTAGCGCTCGCAGGCCTCGAGCAGTGGCATGAGGTACACATGACCCACATAGCGCTGCTGCTCCCAGCTCGTTGCAGTGGCATCCACCACAACCTCCCAAGGGGGCAGGGCTGCACAGCTCACCCGCTTGAGTGGGTCTGCACTCAGCACGGGTGCCAGCTTGAGGAAGCTGCAGGGGTAGATGAGTGCCAGGCGGGTGGCATCCTCCAGCTGCTCCCGCACAGTGAGCAGGTAGGTGTTGGCTGTGGCCTCTGCCACTTCTGCGTTGCCCCTGCCCCGGATATCTGCCTGGACCTCTACACTGGGATTCTTGGCATACAGGCTGCCCAGGTATGACTCTACCACTGCATAGGCCTTGGGGACTTCCGTGCGCAGGATGCCATCAAGGGTGGGCTGCTCCTGCTGAAAGAAGCGAGTCATATAGAGGTTGCGCAGCTCCCGCAGCTCATCCCTGCGCCCATCCCAGTAGAGGTCATGCTGCTCACAGATTGCTTGGCACTGGGTAGGGGTCAGCATGCAGGCCTCAGAATGGCAGGTTGTGGGAGCGGATACGGCGCGCCCTGCTGTGAGATATCAGGTCATCAATACGGGTCCGCCCCGATTGTAGCGCATGAGTGCGCCATGATGACGGAATATCGCGCAAGCACCGATATGCTAACGCCATAGCCATAGCACTGTCATCATGTGCCCCATTG